CTACACGCGACCCCCCCGACATGCCTCGTCCTTACGTGAGCGGATGTCCAGTAGTCGCATGCCGTGTCCAGCGAGTGAATCACCTATCTACTACTGAAACCGAACGTATGGCCCTACGCTTCACTGCGGCGCGACCTAATGAGATGTTGCTGCGCGCTCAGCAAATTGAAACGATCGCTGCCGCTTACAACGACCACCTAGCCGATCCGGGAGAGTTAGCACTCACACAGCTCATTCGCCAAAACGATCCGCTTTACACCCCAGATATCGTACCGACGACACCGCGCCCTACTTTCAATCAGCGAGTCATCAGGGATATGCACCGCCTCTACTGCCAAGCAGTCGTCCCACCTAACGTCGTGGCTGGCATAATAGCCGACCCTATCGCATCAATGCGCAATTACATTACCGAGGTAGGAGGTCGTAAGCAAAAACAACGTCTACGAGAGCTCGAACTATACCGGAACGACCCGAACCCCAGACGAAACAGAGTTAGTGTGTGTCAAATAAAGAAGCATGAATGCCAGAAGATAAAAGCTTATGGATTGAAACATGCCCGCGCAACAATCTCCCTAACTGGATCCAGCTGGATCCAGCAAGACCCCGCAGTGATGTATGGGATGAAGAAATTGTGCGAGGGGCGTCTCTATATATCCCCGACGGCCGCCGGTAGCACCTTCGAGTACATTACAGCGGACAACGCACTCATGCAACAGAGCCAGGCCCAGTGTCGCACCCATGCACTAATATATGCACTCCTCTCCGAGACAACCCTTGAGGATAAGGCACGTCATATAAACGGACTCATCAACTTCGTGTCTCAGGGACGCCACCACATGGCAGGTATGGTGCATGGTGACGACATCATCGTGTATTACACGCTTGATGACCCTACGCACATCTACTCTTTTGAGGCCGACATATCTGACAACGATACATCTTACACCGACACACTGATGAGACTTGACTACCAGCGCGTGAGCGCACAGGGACTTGATGGAAGGGAAATATTCGCTCAGCAAGCTAATCCACTCATTATCACCAACCCCGCTTGCGCTGACGAAGTCGTCTGCATCAGGAGGCTGTTGGGCATGAGCCGGGATTCGGGTTCAACCAACACCACCGCTGGCAATTCCTTTGGAAGTCTGTACTCACTGGGGCTGTTAGCCTTCCACGGCTTTAGTGCTCTCGCTCCACCGCCTGATGCCATTTTTGCAGACATGGGATTCAACATCACATCAAAAACCTGTTCGATCTTCCAGAGTACCTTCCTCTCCAGCTTTATCTATCGTAACCCTGCCCAGCCACAGCTCACCATTGCATGCATGACAGATCCAGCCAGTATCTTCCGTAATCTCGGATACGCCACGGGAGATCTACCCGGACGCACCAAGTTGGGCATTCGCCGACGTTACTTAGATTACATGATGGGCGTTATTAAGGGCTATGTTCACGAACCACCCACCCTGTTCATGCGTATTTTGCGCGATAAATACGCACCCACTAGCGTTCCTTTTTCGACTAACACCCCAGTGCTCTTTCCCGTCCTTCAGTCAAACGACCAACACGACCACCCCAATATCGTGCATTTACCAGTGCTACCCCGTATAACCAACTCTTCATTGTACGGGTTCGGTGCCTGGCTTGGCCCCAGCATTTCACGTGGGGGTTTGGACCGACATCACCTGACGTATCACGACCACGGCATCATCGAACACTATTACCCACACGACTTGCGCGACGAAGGAATTGAGCAATACCTCACCTTTTGCAATCAGCTGGCCGCTTGCCCCAAGTACGGCTTTACGATCGCAAGCGCCTTCGTTGACGTGATCATGTACACACGCTACCACCTTGACCCAGTATCCGGACCCATCCCAGCAGAGATAATCGCCCTTAACACGTAGACATCAGGAAGCTCACTGAGCACAAACACAGCACACACAAACACCTTTGCCTGCAACATTTAACGTACCCTCCGAATAATAATAACTGACTAGTACCCGAT